CAAGCCGGAAGCCATCCTCAAGTCCACCCCAAAGACCGCCAAAGAGCTGGCCGTCGAGACCGCCGCCCAGATCGGCTACAGCGCGGGCGATGTGGTCACCGCGGTGATCTGCCGCCATCAGCGCGCCCGTCACCCGCGCATGCTCTTCGTCGAGGTGCCCGACTGGTCGGAGCCGGTGGTGTGCTATGTGAAGGACGCCGCGAGCTGGCAGCCGGTAAACCCGCCCTATGACCGCCTCAAGGCGCGCTGGTCAGGGATGGCGGACGTGGAAGGTCGGCTGATCTTTGAGAGCAGCGACGAGTGCAAGAAGAGCCGACTGATCCGCCGGAAATGAGCGTAGCCGCCACCAACTACGTCTGGACGAAGTCGCCCGCGGAAGGAGCCGACCGGCTTGTCCTTTTGGCCCTGGCAGACTTCGCCGATGAGATGGGCAACTGCTTCGGTTCCTGGGGCAAGCTGTGCGAGAAGACACGGCTGGCTCGGGCCACGGTTGCTCGTTGTCTTCGCCGCCTGCAGAAGGCTGGCCAACTGGTGATGGTTGAGAAGGGCCACCGGAAGATCGCCGGCAACGGCTCGGAGGCCAGCATTTGGATCATTCCGGGTGTGTCTGAGGAGATGGGTCTCACGATGAGACCGGTCTCAGAAAGAGACCCAAGTAGTGTCAGAATGAGACCCAAGTGGTGTCAGAATGAGACCCCAACAATAAGGAACATAAAGGAACGTAATAAAGGCGCTGACGCGCCCGCTCCGGCGATTTCATCGCCTTCGCTACCTATTTCGGAAAAAGCGGCACCCAAACCAAAACGCGCCCCCGCTCCCAAATTCGACCCAGCATCCTTGCCCCTGCCTCACGGCCCAGGGTTCGCCGCGGTCTGGGTTGATCTAATTGAGCACAAACGCCAGAAGCGATCGCCCCTTACTGAGATTGGCGCCCGCCGACTCCTCAAACAATTAGCCGAGTTCAACGAGCGCGATGCGGTTGAAAAGATGGAACGCGCCATCGTCAACAACTACTCCGGCGTTGTCTTCCCCGACGAGCTGCAAAAGCTGCGCCAACAGCGCCAGCCGATCCCCTTGCCTGTGCAAGGCCAACCCAAACAAACCGCCCTCGAGCGCTCCCTCGCCGAGATGCGCGAACAGTTCGCCAAAGAAAACGCAGCCTAACCCATGAGCACCCTATTCGCCCTCGAAGACGGCATCCACGCACCCATCACCGGAGGCACCGTCCTATCCGCCTGCCGCAAGGGAGAGATCTCCGAGTCCCTCTTCATTGTCGGCGCCCAAGTCCACGACTGGGAGATCTTCACGCCCTTTGGCCACGCCCAGACCACCGACGTGATGTTGACCCGCGCCGGCGTCCGCCCGATCGCCGTCCAGGTCAAGACCGCCACCCTCGACCGCGGCGCCTACCACGTCTCCGTCAAGCGCGCCACCGGCGGACTGAAGGCCCGCCCCTACGAGATCCACGACTTCGACGTGCTCGCCGCCTACCTACCCGACCTCAATCAATTTGTCTTCTGGACCTTCGACGACATCAGCAACCGCGTCAGCGTCCGCTACGACCCCAACAAGCACCGGAAACCCGGCAACTGGGACTTGCTTAACACCGTCGCAGAATCATTAACCCAAACCCAATAATTAATTGCCCCCCCCCCCGAGTACGTTATCGATTTTCTATTAACACCTAGGACAGCCAATGTCCGACCCCCAACTGTACATTTGACCAGTAATTTTATGAAAACCGCCAAAGGCACCAAAAAGGCGAGCGCCCCCAAGGCGCCGAAAACCACCCTCAACATCAACGTCGATTACGTTGAGCAGATCGCCGACGAAGCCATCAGCACCATCATGGCCCTGCGCGCCCTCGTCCGCCAACTCGCCACCGAACTTGAGGAGGCCCGCAAATGACATTCCACAACGGCAAAACCCTGTCCCTCGAATATGAACCCACCGGCCCGCTGTTTGGCCGGCTCATGCTTGAGGCCACGTCAATCAACGCAGCCTGCGACAGGTTCCTCGCCAAGCGCGGTCTGATCACGCAGCCATCGTTCCGCAATTCCAACTTCATCTTCGGCCGCGGCAAACGGAGGGCAAGCAAATGAGCACGATCATCCCTGACTTGGTGGTCGGCTCGGTCGGCTTCGGCAGCAACTTCGCGGACAACACCGCCTCGCTTGAGGCGCAGGTCCGCGAGCTAATTCGCTCCAACAATCGCCTCATCCGCGTCATCAACCGCTGCGTCAAGCCGTCCAACGAAGTCGCCAACGAGGCGCATGACGCCATCGAAGAGGCCACCGGCATCCGATGAGCCTCCGCTACGAGCAATACTGGGCGCTGCGCCGCACCCGCCAGTTCTTGGCCGACCTGCTGCATCCCTCGACGCGGCCCCGGACGGTCAAAGAGCTGCGCGGGCGCGCGTCCGCCTGCCTGCGCCACTTCCCGCTCCTCGAAGAAAGCGGCAAGCCCATGTTCTCGCAGGACGACTTCAAATCACCGGAGGGCCACGAACTATGAGCGCCGGCAAGGGTGACCAACCGCGGCCGGTCAACGGCGACCGCTACCGGCGTAACTACGAGGCGATCTTCCTCAAGCCATATCCTGACTGGATATGCGACGAGTGCGGCCGGCTGCACGGCAAGCGCCCCGAGGGTAATCCGTATGGCGCGACCTACCATTTCGGCACCTGCGACCTTTGCGGTCACAGCACAGACGTTACTGAGCCGCGCGACTGGGGCCATTTGCGCGATTCATGGCAGACGCAAAAACACGGGCTACAGCCCCAAAAAAAGACCCGAAAAAACCCTTGATCCCGATGCCTACATATGCCAACATCTGCCAACAGATGACGCAGGCCGCCACACTGCAGCACCCACCGGCGACCTATGAATGCTGAAACCAAACGACTCCTCCGACAACAATGGCCACACATCGCCGAAGACATCATCGCCGTGGACGAAGCCGCCGACCGCTGGCTCAAGTGGCGTGCCGATTTGTATCGCCGCAAGAAGGAGCGCCGCGCCCATGAACGCGCTCATTCTCACCTACCTAGTGCTGATCGTGCTGACACTGATTGTCATAGTGATCTTGGAAAACAATGACGACGGAGGCGCCGCCTGACATGAAACGCACCGTCCCACAAAGCCCCGCCACCGAGCGCACCGTCCTCGGTTCGCTCATGGCCGATCCCAAACTTTGCGACGAAGTCTCCGGCATCCACGCCGACCTGTTCTACACGCCCGCACATCGCCTCATCTACGAGACCATCGCCGAAGTCCGCGGTGAAGGCGGCACGCCCAACGTCATCGCCGTCACCCAGCGCATCGACGCGCAGCACAAGCTCAACTTCGTTGGCGGCGCCGGCGCCCTCACCGAGATGCTCGGCGACTACGCCGGAGGCAGCGCCGCGGTCGAGTACCACGCGCAAACCCTCCGCGACCTCCACGCCCGCCGCCGCATCATCGACGCCAGTGTCGCTATGCAAGCCGCCGCCCAGGACATGGCCGCGGACGCCGACAGCGTCCTCCAGCAAGCCGGCGAGAGCGTCCTCAGTCTTTCCCTCACCACCGCCACCGACAGCATGCGCGCACCCAGTGCCATCGTCCCGGGTCTCCTCGAAGAGCTGGAGAGCCTCATGGCCGGCGGTCGCAAGCTCGGCCTGCAAACCGGTATCCGTGATCTGGATCAAGTCACCGGCGGACTCCGCGGAGGCCAGCTCACCATCATCGCCGGCAGACCCGCCATGGGCAAAAGCGCACTCATGCTCAACATGGCCGACAACATGGCCCGCCGCGGCGTGCCGGTCGTCTACTTCTCCCTCGAAATGCCCGCCAACGAACTCGCCGCGCGCGTTGTCCTCGGCCGCGCCGAGACCAACACCGAGATCATTCGGAACGGCTTTTTGACCGCATCGATCAAACACCGCATTTTTGACGCCGCCACGCAATTTTCCACAGAACCCCTCTATGTGGACGATCGTGGCGGCCTCACCCTCTTAGACATCCGCGGCCGCGCCCGCCTCGCTGTCCGCCGCTGGGGCGTGAAGTGCATCTTCGTTGATTACCTCCAGCTCGTCAGTCACTCCGGCGCCCAGTCCCGCGAAAACGAAGTCGGCTTCGTCTCCCGCGGCCTCAAAGCCATGAGCATGGAGTTGGGCATTCCAGTAGTCGCCGCCGCCCAGGTCAACCGCCAAGCCGAGCAGCGCAGCGACAACCGCCCGAAACTTAGCGACCTCCGCGAATCCGGCAGCATTGAGCAAGACAGCGACATCGTTTGCTTGATCCATCGCCCCGCCTACTACGCCGTCCAAGACGAGGAGCCGGAAGTCCAAGACGCCGAGCTGATCGTCGCGAAACACCGCGCCGGCCGCACCGGCACGCTCAACCTCACATGGCGTCCCTCGCTCACCCGCTTTGAGGGCACCGCACCCGCGGGACGCACCAGTGACAGCGACGGCTCCGTCTACGCGCCATCGCCGAAATTATGGGAGGCGCTGAACGAATGATCAACTCCCGCCAGAAAGGCGCCAGCTTCGAGCGCGAAGTCGCCAAGGCATTGACCGCCGAAGGATTTCCGGCCAAGCGGGGCGCGCAAGTCAGCCAAGGATCTTGGGGGATCAGTGCGCCCGACGTGATCGTGCCCTGCTTGCCGGATTGGCACTTTGAGTGCAAGCGCCACGGCCGCGCGCGTCTGGATCTTGATGCGGCCATCTGCCAAGCGCGGCGCGATGCCAACAAAGACCTCGGCCCCGGCAAATACAAAAACTCCGCAGTCGTTCACCGCCGCGACCACTGCGACACGCTCGTCACCCTCACGCTGCGCGACTTCTGTCACCTCATGCGCGAGTCCAGCTTTCCTATCCAACCAAAAACACAACCAACCAACGCATAAATATGCCAAACAAAACCCTAACCACACCCGTGGGCATCGCCCGCTATCCTCACCTCAATCGCCCGGACACCAAGTTCGACGACATCGGGGTCTTCAAAGTCAACCTCGAGCTAACCGCCGAGGAAGCCGAACCGTTCATCAAGCAAGCCGAGGAACTTTTCTCCGCGTTCGTCGCCGAGAAAAAGGCCGAGCTGAAAAAAGACAAACTCAAGCTCCACGCCGCGCCGTGGGAAGACAACGACGGTCTCGTCCAGTTGAAGCTCAAGGTCAAAGCCGTGGGCAAAGACAAAGCCGGCGAGACGTATAGCCGCGCGCCGAAGCTCTTCAACGCCTCTGGCGACATCATCACCGATAATGTCGGCGGCGGCAGCAAAATCCAAGTCGCAGTCGTGCCTTACTGCTGGTACACGGGCACGCTCGGCGCCGGCATCACACTGCAGCCCAAGGCTGTCATGGTGCATGACCTCGTCACCTGGGGCGATGGCGGCAGCGCCACCGCCTACGGCTTCGACGTTTCGGAAGCCAAGCCCGCCGCTCGCAAGACCGGCACGGACGACGAAGAGATCACCTGGTAACCCTCATGCCAGCCAAAAACACCACAGTCAAAAGGGGGGCGGCAAAACGCCGCTCCCCTTCGGCCAAGGCCGCCAAGCCCGCCGAGCCGGATCGCTTCACCGAGGACGGGCGCAAAATCGTCCGCCTCGAGAAAACCCGCGCGCACCAGAAGTATCCGTTGAAAGACGGCACCGACGTTCCCGGCGCCTCAACCATCGCCAAGATCGGCGAGGACAGCAGCGGCCTCATCCACTGGGCGTGGAAATTGGGCATGGACGGTCAGGATTACCGCAAGGTCCGCGACAAGGCCGCCGACATCGGGACCATCGCGCACTTCCTCATCGAGTGTTTTCTCCACAACCACGTTGCCGACCTCTCCGAGTTCAGCCCCGCGGATGTTGAGAAAGCCACCATCGCGTTCAACAACTTCAAGCGCTGGTGGGATGACGAAGGTCTCACAGTTATTGAGCCGGAGGTGCAGTTGGTGTCCGAGGAGTATCTCTTCGGCGGCACCATCGATGCACCGTCCCGCGACCGTGACGGCAAGATCGTCCTCCTCGACTGGAAGACATCCAAAGCCATCGTCGGCGCGCACAAAGTCCAGCTCGCCGGCTACGAGCAACTCTGGAACGAAAACCGCCCGGACATGAAAGTCCAGCGCCGCGGCATCGTCCGCATCGGCAAGGAATCCCCGGACGACTTCGAGGTCGCCTGGATGTTCAGCGCCGAGCCGTTCTGGAAGGTATTCCAAGCGCGCCTCGCGCTGCACTACGCGCAGTTGATGCTCAAGAAAGCCGCCTAATGCAAACCGCCAAGCAAACACTGGATGCCGCATCATCCGCCGTCTGCGGAGCGCGCAACGAGGACTACGGCTCGCCCGCGGATGACTTCGGGACGCAGGCCGAGATGTTCTCCAGCTACCTGTCGCGCACCAACGGCGCGCAGGTCTTGGTCACGGCATCCGACATCGCTGCGCTGATGATCTTGGTAAAGATCGCCCGCCAAGCGCACGCCGCCAAGCATGACAACTGGATCGATGTCGCCGGATACGCTGCGTGCGGCGCCGAGTGCGATGCCAGACAAGCCGACCTCGCCTAATGCCACCGCGCAGAACCATCGCAATCGTCCGCAAGAAGCTCGGCCGCGAAAAAGCGGACGGCATGACCATGGGCGACGGCAAAGTCTACATCGACCCCCGCCAATCCGGCGCGGACGAGCTAGACACGGTTCTGCATGAGCTTCTGCACCATGTCTGCCCTGACATGAGCGAAGAGGCAGTCGCCGAGAAGTCCGCCATGATGGCGAGGTCGATGTGGAAGGATAAATGGAGGCGCGTCCACGAGTGACCGCCGCCGGCTACATCCTCATCGGCCTCGCCGCAGGCATGCTTATCGGCGCCCTCGCCGCCTACGGCTTTATGTTCATCTGGGCGATCCGCTGCGGACGCGAGGAGGATGCGGAATGACCAGCGCAATCCTCATCGCTCTGGTCGGCTTTGCTTACTTCGCTGTAGCCATCGACCAAGCATTCATCCAGCACAACTTTTGGAACGGCATCGTGTGGTTTGGTTACGCCATCGCGCAAATCGGCCTTTGGCACGTCACCGTGCAGCCCTGACTTTATGGAGAAGTACAAAATTATGACGCCCGAAATCGAAGAGATCGACAAGACGATCGTGCTGCTGAAAAGCCAGCGGCAGAAACTTGTCGCCAAAGAGGCGAAGAAAAAGGCCGACGCCCTCTGCGCTGAAATGCGCAAGCGCAAAGCAGCAAAATGACTTTCCTGACGGCTCAAGCGGGTTCTTGCCGGCGTTCATGTGGTGTGACGCCGCGGACATACCGGGATGCCCAGCTCCAGCGAGCAAGACGACTGGGGCGCCGTCACACTTTTGGCAGGGTGCTGAAAGCGGCAGACATAACATCTGTGCGGCCAGGTTCAGCCCGATGTGGTATCGCCCAGCCCTGCCTCACTTTGTGAAATGATCTCTTGGCCCCCGCAAAACTTCCGCGTCGAGGTAGACGGCATCGGCACCTGCCGCGTCCTCTACGTTGTCACGCAGGGTGGCATGGAGAACGACTACGTCACCGTCTGCCGCGAAGACAACGGCCGGTGGCTGACCGCGCGCATCGACCAGCTCGCTGCCGCTGAGAATCCGACTTTGGACATTTTGGGCGCTGGCACGGCTTAACAAAATCGGCCCTGGGGAGGGTCCGAGCGTCAACCAGCCAGCGCCCGATTACATTTTAGAGGAAGGAGCGCCGCGGAGTCGGCGCAGTGGAGTGAGTGAACGAACATCAGACACGGTTTAAGCCGTCGCCGCACCCCGTCATGCAGGTCGATCTCGACTTGCTCGAGAAACTGGGGCCGGACGAAGGCTGGAAATACTTAAAAACACGCGAAGAGCTGATCGCCCGCGAGGCATCAGATCCGTTCCGCTATGGCTACATCCCGCCGGTGTGGAAGCGCGCGTCCGAATTGCTGGAAAAACACCGCGAGATCTTGGTGCTTGGAGGCAACCGCTCGGGGAAAACGGAATGGGCGGCGAAAGAAGTCATAAAAACGCTTTATTCCAAGCCCGGATCAGTTGTTTGGTGCTTCCAGACCACAGCGCCCAACTCCATCGAGCTGCAACAGCCCCGCATTTGGAAATATATGCCGCCGGAGTGGCGGACGGCGAGAAAGGGGCAGGTCACAAATATAACGTACAGCGTTAAGGGGGGCTATACAGAACAGAAGTTTGTGACCCCACAAAACAGTATCTGTGTTTTTCGCAATTATTCGCAAGATCCGAGCACGCTTGAGGGTGGCGAGATCGATTTCGCCTGGGCGGACGAGCTAGTCCCGCTTGATGTCCTCGAAACCCTCCGTTTCCGGTTGGTTGACCGGAACGGCAAGCTCGCCGTGACATTCACGCCGGTGGAAGGCTGGTCGCCGACTGTGGCCGACTACTTATCTGGCGCCAAGACCGTCACCGATACGGACGCCGAGCTGCTACCGCTTAAAAACGACAAGGGCGAGATCTCCGGCTACGACAAAGTGCCCATTGAGCAAATCAACCCGAAGGGCCGCCCGATCCTCTACTTCCACACCCAAAGCAATCCCTGGGCCGGCTGGTCCCGCATGAAGAAAGAGCTGCAGAGCGAGACCAAAGAAAAAATCCTCTGCCGCGCTTACGGCGTCCCGACCAAAGCCATCAGCGGCCGCTTCCCCTTGTTCAATCCCAAGGTCCACGTCATCCGCCACAGCGATGTCCCGCAGGGCACCCGCTACCATTGGGTCGATCCGGCGAGCGGCAAAAACTGGGCGATGATCTGGACGGTGCATGACACATCTGGCCGCATTGTCGTCTACCGCGAGTGGCCAGACCAAACGTCATACATCGAGGGCATCGGCTATGCCGGCGAGTGGGCGCTGCCGGACGGCAAGAGGCTCGACGGCAAGCCCGGACCCGCGCAGCAAGACTTCGGCTTTGGCTTAGAACGCTACAAAGACGAAATCCTCCGCGTCGAAGGCGGAGAGGAAATTTTTGAGAGGTGGATGGACAGTCGCTACGGCCACGCCCGCACGCTGGCCAAGGAATCGCCGACCACGCTCATCGATGAGATGGCCGACTTGGGGATGCTCTTCACCGCAACTCCGGGCGACAGCATCGATGAAGGCGTCAGCATGATCAATGACGCGCTGTCCTACAATCCCGAGAAGCCGGTGGACGCGCGCAACCAGCCGAAGCTCTACATTTCGGAAAACTGCAAGAACCTCATTTACTGCCTGCAGACTTACACCGCGGCTGACGGTAAAAAAGGCGCGACTAAAGATTTTGTAGATCTCTTGAGATACGTTTGCCTCTCCGACGCCATCAACGTCGAGGGCGACATCCTGCGCAGCCACGGAGGAGGCAGCTACTGATGACCATGTCGCCGCCATCCCCGCCCAGCCGCCTACGCCCGCAACGCCGCGGCAGTGACATCCCGCGCTGCGGCATCTGTTCCAAGCCGCTTCGTATCCAAGACATCCACGGCCACGACACCCACTACGGCCCC